CCTATTTTTAGTTCTTGCCATTTATATTACCTTATGAAGTAGCCTGATATATTCTACCCTGTTCTTGAGTTGGTGGTGTGAAGTTTGCAGTGTACTTAGCAACACCTCTGAAGATCTGGAAATTTTCGATGTACCCATTCCATGGCGACCCACTATCACCTGACCCGAGCCGAGCCGGAGCTCTTTGAACTCTTATGTTTAAAGAAAGTGTAGTAGTATTTATTATGGATCCATTTAAAAAACTTCTAAAAATATTCCCATTTCTTGTAAAAGCAAGATGGTGCCATTCTGTAGATGGGATAGCTACATCGTGTGTTAAATCAAAGCTACTATTACTATCTGATAGTACTATCCGAATATTATTAGAACCTGAGTTATAAATCAGTACTGAAGGATACGGTCCAGCATCAATTGAAAAAAGGCCGCCAAACCCGCTTGATACATTAGGTTTAATCCACATTTCAATTGTGAAGTCAGTGGTGCTAAAATTATAAATTTCAGATTTTGAAATCTGAACGTAATCACCATTCCCATCAAAGTATATCGAAGTATCAGCGTACTTAGTCTGTGTCGTTGACGTAGAAGTATTTCCAACCAATGTCAAATTATTATTACCCGTCTTATCAAAGATACCTGAGTTATCAAATGGTAAATACAAAGATGCGCCAGAACTCCCAGCTGGGTCTAATGGAGGATTAAAGTTTGATGTATATTTAGCTGTTCCCTTTGTGATTTTAAGATCTGAAATTTGATCACCATCTCGGATATCATATGTGCCACTTATGTTGCTGCGCCTACCAACAGTTCCATGACTCATTGTTAAATTAGTACTATTAGTTGTTGTACCATCTAACATTCCATTAATCCAAACTGAAACAATGCCGCTTTGTCTAGTAACTGCAATATGGCTCCATTGTCCTGCCACTAAATTAATTCCAGAAAGACTTCCATATGCTATAAAAGAATTATTGAATGTTACTTTTACAGTTTGACCATTTGTACTACTTACCATAAGTGCAAACGAACCAGTACTAGCACTACTAGTAGCAGTATCGAATATTGTTCCATCAATTGTTCCACCTGTCGTTGGGTTGCTATAATACCAACATTCTACTGTAAAGTCACCAGTACCAAATGCAAAAGAAGAACTTGATCCGCACTCTAAATACTGACCTGTGCTAGTAAAAGTCATAGAACCTCTATCTCCACCGTCAATTACTTCTGGAAGTAAAGTTCCATCAGAAGTAAATGGATTATCCCTACTAAATGTTACAGGAGTAGCGAGTGAGGTTCCTTTGGATATTGTGCGATTATAAGAAGATGCGTCACTAAGACTATCAGATTTACACGTTAATAACACTGTATCTTTGATATTGTACAATGGTCCTGTTGGAGGAGTAAAAGTGCTCGAATAAACACTAGTGCCATTAACAAATCTAAAATTAGATATATACGATTTTTGTCTTAACGTAAGGCTACCATATGGTTGAATTGATCCAATAGTAAATATTCTTAGAGTCGAACAATTAGTATAAGCACGTGTAGTTGTTCCAGAAGCAACGCCATTTACATAACCAGTTGTAGTTCCTGCTCCGTCTCCAACTATTGCTATATGATACCATGTATCTGGAGTAACAGTCATCGTAATTACATTACCGGCAGTATCCATATACCATGAGATAGCTGTCGCAGCTTGGTTTAGATCCATTCTCCACCCTTCAGGGTAAGTCCAATTGGTAAAAAGCACATTACCACTAGTACTTGCTACAGGCTTAATCCAAAACTCAATTGTAAATCCTATATTTTGGTCTAGATTAAAATCAGTGGAAGCTGGCGCATATATGTAATCAGTTGCATTGAATTTATAACTCCAATGATCGTAATAAGGATTGTGAGAACTTTGTACTGGTGCACCATATCTAGATATAGTATGTGAATAAGAAGAGCGATCAATTATTGTATTATTATTTTTATTATTTGTGCTTGATGTGCCAGTGCTTAATACAGATTCTAGCCACTCATCTACTGGATTTAAAACAAATACTAAACTAAAGGTTGTTGCACTTGTCGATGTAGATTCAACTGAATCAGATGCAGTAAATGTTAACGTAAAGTCTGCGTATGTGGCTGGACTTGTAGTTGGTGTAATTGTAAACTCGTTACCATTTTGTGTAATTGTTGCTTGATTTGTTAATCCAGAATCGGCATACGTCCATGTAATTGAGCCACCATCAGGGTCTGTAGCAGCAAGAGTAATAACAGTTGGTGATCCATCTGAGGCTAATGAATAAGTTGCTAAAGGTCCAGTATCAATTGTAGGAGGTCTATTATCGATATTAATTGTTGAACTAGCAGTAGATATATTAATACCATCAGTTACTTCGAAGTCAATTGTAAACGAGGTATCAGCAATATCAGTTAATGGTGTAATCGTGAATACATTATTAGCTTGAGTAATAGTTGCTTTACCGGATGCACTAGGGGCATCATAAGACCATGTTAATGTATCGCCATCCGCATCAGTAGCAGCAAGAGTAATAATAGTTGGCGATCCATTTGCAAATAAATTATAAGTTGCATTTGGGGCATTTGTTATAGTAGGTGCAGTATTAACTAAGGCAACACTAAACCAACCAATTCCGTTCCAAATATAAAAGCGACTAGTAGCGGTGACATAAGCAGTATCGCCACTAGTATTTCCAGATCTTGGTAAGAGATTTAGTGTAGCATATACCTGTGTGCTACCACCTAAATCAACATTTTCTGAAATACCACTCGCTTGAAGATCCCCATTGGCATCTACATCACTTGCTAATTTTGAAAAACGCCTATTTTTAGATCCTGCCATCTTGATATCCTATATTATTCTTCGTCTTCTAAATCTTCATCATCATTAATTTCTTCATCTTCATCTACTTCTAAATCTTCGTCATCAATATCTAAATCAAGTTCTTCTTCTGGTTCTTCACCATTGTAGATTTGATTTGCAACTGCAATTTTTTCCTGCTCTAGAGCATCAGTCATTCTTTGGCCCATTAGATTACCAAATACCTCATTTGCATGATTATAGTTTTGATCCAATGCTGCTTGAATTAAGTCTTGTACAGTACTGGTTTCAGCTTCACTCATCATTTATTTCCTTTTACGTTAATATCGATACTATGTTTTTGTGGTTGTGGTTCCTGATTAACTTGTGGTTCTGGTTCAGGTTCCGGTTGCTCTTGATCTTGTGGTTCAGTTGGTTCTTCGCCATCAATCTCTTTTTTCATGTCTTCAGTTTCTTCATCCGTAAACATTAAGACATTTTTCATTACCCATTCTTTAGAGAAATACTCACCAACATAGTTAGTAATCATATCTAAAGATTGTAATTTTTCTCTTAAAATTTCTGCATCTTTTAATTCAGAGAAGTGATTATCTCGCGAGAATCCTACAATGATATCATTTTTCCACTCATTCCAGTCTTCTTCTGTGATAATACCTTTGAGAATTAATTGCTTTTTCAGAATGCCTAAGAACAAATGAGCGAATCTACGACGAAGTCTATCAATAAACTTCTGGAACTTTAATTCATCTCTTGTAATTTCTGATGATCTACCAAGAGAAAATTGAGCTTCTTGCTCAAGTCTATTAATAGGTACATTCAATGCGCGGTACATTTTTTTCTGAAAGTAAATAATATCGTCAATCTGACCTAGGTTTTCACCACCAGGTAAAGTTGAAATCTCTGTGCCTCTACCGCCTTCTCTCCGCGGAAGCCAGAAATCTTCTAGTAATGATTGATGCTTACGATCATCACGGATTTCTCCGGTCTTTGCATCATAGACAAGCTTATTACGGTATCTTGCCATGATATCTTTCATGTATTGCTCAGACTTACCTTTTGGTAAGTTACCTACATCAATATAAAAAATTCTTCTCTCGGGGGCCCGGGCAAGACGATAGATGACAAGTGAGTCTTCCATCATTCTTAATTGATTAATTGCTTTCAATGCTTTATGTAGATACGATACAACCTTTTTACGGTCTTCGTTGAGTAGACCAGATGTAACGTATGAAATAGCATCTTCTGTAATTTTTACACCAGTGCTTTGGTTTGCACCAGGCTTTTCTTGATAGATAAAATACTCATCAACTTTTTCAATAATCTTTGCACCTGTCGCTTGATCAACTTTTGTTTTAACTTGCTTGACCTTGCGAATCTTGGATGCATCAATCGGTCTAATCTCAGAAATACCAAGTTTTGGATTATTTTCATCAACTACTAAGTGATGGTAAATTCTACCATCAACATACCATCTACGAAAAATATCATGGCCATAATCATTAAAATCTAACATGCCATAAAGATCATCAAATTCTTGAGTAATTTGCTTCTTAATTGAATCTGAAATTTTTACATTATCTAAATTAAGTTCTACTGATTTAGAATCATCTTCAATAACAATTGCTTCATTAACGATTTCTTCAATTGCCATATCAACTTCAGGATGCATTGCAACGCCACGATATTGCATAATGAGTTGATGGTTATCTTTTGAATCATCACCATCAATATTTAAATACTGTCCATAATGCATTCCAGACGCAGTAACATAACCTGCACCATCGTCATCCCGTGCGGGAACAATGGAAGGTTTTTTCTTTGGATCTTCACTTTCGGCTTTTTTAATTTCAAAGCCAAATAATCTAATTGCTTTTCCTGCTTCTGCCATTTTCTAATCTCTAAATAAAATTTTATTTATTACCTTACGAAGTAGCCTGATACGTTCTACCCTGAGTCTGAGTGGGCGGAGTAAAGTTTGTAGTGTATTTAGCAGCACCTAAAAGAATTTGAAAACCTTCAATATATCCTGTCATTCCCTGAGATGCTCCATCATATGTATTTCCGACTCTCCATTCATGAGATTGAATAATAGCACTATTTGTAAATGATGCTACTTGTGAGCCATCTTTATATATTTTATATGATGTTCCATTTTTTACCCATGCTAAATGATACCAAGTATTTGTACTTAAAGTACTAGGGTCATATTGGTTTGATGGCAAACTTCCGCCGATCCACCATGCAACCCTACCTGAAGATAATCCTAATTGATACATGTTGTTATTAGCTGCATAAGTTGTATCATGACCTGCCATGTAGACATTTGAATTAGTAAAATCAAAATTAAACCAACCTTCAATAGTCAAGTCTTCAGAATGACCAATTTCCAATCCACTGGTTATCAAATAATCATTAGCAGCATCAGCCACTCGCATAGAAGTTACTGCATATTTAGTCTTAGTTGTCGATGTTGAAGTATTACCAGCCAAAGTCAGAGTATTATTACTCGTCTTATCGAAGATACCTGCGTTGTCCATTGGCAAGTACAGATCTGCATCAGTGGTTCCGACTGGAGATGTAGGAATTGTGTAAGAAGTTCCTGTATATTTCGCAGTAGTTGCGACTTGTAAGTCAGCAATATAACCATCCCACTGACCAACATCGCCACTACCTATTTGATAACCAGTAGTTCCAAACAGGTCGGAATTTTTAGCGTCAATGCGGTATCTTACTCCGTTGACATAAGTTTCCATATTTCCTGAAGTTCTGCAGAATGCTATATGAGCCCACTCATACGCTCTCAACCCTGCACCAGATGTTGCGTATGAACCACCCACATAAGGATAGAATTCTGTCCCGCTAGTTCCTATATAAATTGAACCACCATCACCTCTGTTTGAGATTATCATTCTAGTTCCAGACACAGATCGGGGGTATATCCATGCTTGGATTGTGAAATCTCCAGTCTCTATATCAGTACAAGATG